AAAAATTTGGGAGCCTGATAAGCTTTACAAGATTGCTTTGTTGGCAGCAAAAGCTGGTAATGGTCTTCGTGTAAATCAGATAGCATTTGGTTTGTTAAAAGCAGCTTAATCACCGGGGCAAAAGCGGATGCTGTGAATGGCAACCACTGGGAATTTCTTTAAGAAGGAAATTAAAGATTGCGACCCCAGCACAGACGCAGCGAGTAGCCCCACCCATTTTAGGAGTTAACATGACAACAGAAGTTGCAGAAAATAAGACGTTTCAAGAGCGTATGTTTGAACGCATTCGCGATCAGATGGGCGACCTCATGACTCAAGAAGAGCTTAAGAAGATCGTTGAGACGGCAGTTGATAAAGCCTTCTTTCAGCCAACAGTCATTAAGCGCGACTATGGGCGAGATGAAACAGCACCTCCACCTTTTGTAAAACTTGTGGAAAAAGAATTGCAAGAACAAGTGCAAACTTATGCGTCAGCCTGGATGAAGGACAACTCAGACAAAGTTGAAAAGATTATCAACGACGCAATTGGTAAGGGGATGTTTGGAATTATTACCTCCTACGTTGAAGGAATTGCAAGGCAGCCGCTGTATAACTTTGCTAACGAGCTTAGAAATAAGGGCCTTCTTGTTTAAGAGATCTATTTGAGAAAATTATGTATAAAAAAGAAATTAAGAACACAGCTTTAAAATCATGGATTGGTTTAAATGATTTTCTACCAACTGCAGATGAAGCAGTCTGCAAACAACTACTCCGTGAAGAGATGAAGGGAAGATCAAGAGAGTCTTTTTTAAACCGCATCCACAGCCGCTTGAACAAGGTCAGGGCTGATCGTGAGCGTGCTGAGTTGAAAGAAAAATCAAAATGAAGCAGCCAAAGCCTGTTGTAGTTGACTTTGAGACCTTTGGAATTGAAGGTCGTCCTGATTACCCACCTAAGCCGGTGGGAGTCTCGATTAAGTACCCTGGAAAGAAGGCAAAATATTATGGTTGGGGTCATCCAACAAAGAACAACAGCACGTTTGCTGAAGCGCAAGCAGAGTTAAAGAAGGCCTACGAGCATAAAGATGGGCTGCTCTTTCAAAATGCTAAGTTTGACGTGGATGTGGCTGATGCGCACATGGGCTTACCAGTGCCTGCATGGCATCTAATCCATGACACATTGTTCTTATTGTTCTTAGATGATCCTCATCAGAAAGAGCTAGGTTTGAAGCCATCATCTGAGCGGCTGCTAGGTCTTCCACCTGAAGAACAAGATGCTGTTGGTGAATGGCTAGTAGAAAATCAACCCCTTAAAGGCGTTAAGATCAGCAAAGCAAAATCATCTGAGCACTATTTTGGCCGGTACATTGCGCTAGCTCCTGGTGACATTGTTGGTAAGTATGCCAATGGTGACGTTGACAGAACCGAGCAGCTATTCAATTTACTGTGGCCAAAGACATTAGAGCGTAAGATGCTTGAAGCTTATGATCGTGAGCGCGAGCTTATGCCAATTCTTTTAGAGATGGAGCGCAATGGAGTTCCTGTTGATTTAAAACGGCTTAGATCAGATGTTGAGATCTACAACGAGTGGCGCCATAAGATTGACGTATGGATCATTAAGTCATTAAAGGCAGATCCGCTGATTAACTTAGATTCTGGTGAACAGCTTGTCAAAGCCATGGTGCTATGCGGTAAAGCAGATCCTAATTTGATTCCAAAGACTCCGACAGGGAAGTTTCAAACAAATAAGGCTGCTTTGTTGTTAGGAGTTACTGACAAGGTACTTTTAGCGATGCTTAAATACAGGACTCAACTAAACACCTGTATGAACACCTTCATGGAGCCTTGGCTTAGAGTCGCTGAGAAGTCAGGTGGCAAGATCTTTACTACTTGGAACCAAACTAAATCAACTGAGTCTGGTGGTTCAGTAGGCACACGGACTGGTCGCTTGTCAAGCACCCCAAACTTTCAAAACGTCCCCAAGATCTTTAAGCCGATCTTTGATCACGAGCAACCTAAGGCAAAACTGCCAAAGTGCCCACTCAAAGATCTACCTGGTTTGCCACTTGTAAGAAGCTACATCATCTCGTCAAAGGGCCACGTGCTATGTGGCAGGGACTTCAGCAGCCAGGAGCTTCGCGTATTAGCCCACTTTGAAGATGGTGAAATGAAAGACAGATACAACGTAGAACCAAAAACTGACTTGCATCAATATGCTGCAGACTTGATCACAAGCACAACAGGCGTTGTTGTTAGCCGGTCAGACGCTAAGACGATCGCGTTCTCAATTTTGTATGGTAGTGGTCTTGGTAAGTTGGCTGAAGGTGTTGGATGCTCAGTTGATGAGGCCAAGCAACTTCGCAATGCTTACTTGGGCACCTTTGCAGGTATTAAGAACATGCAGAAGGACATGAAGTCAAGAGCAGGTGAGAAGTTACCTATTAGAACTTGGGGCGGTCGTGAGTATTACTGCGAGGAGCCAAAGTTTGTCGATGGCAGATTAAGAACTTTTGACTACAAGCTTTTAAACGTCCTCATTCAAGGATCATCAGCAGATCAGACCAAAGCAGCAATGATCAGGTTCTATAATGCTAAAACTTCTGGAAAGCTGCTCTTAACAGTGCACGATGAAATTATTGTTGAGGCCCCTGTCAAGCAAGCTAAGGCGGTCATGGCTGCATTAAAGACTGCAATGAACGAAGCAGGATTAGACGTGCCAATGATCAGTGATGGTGAGATGGGTAATATCTGGACTGAAATGAAAGAGTGTGACTAACTATGAAAGAACAAAATGGCAACTAAAAAAATAATTCCAATTAAGCAGATCACTGCGTGGTCATTTAGTCGTTACAGTACGTACAAATCTTGCCCGTTAAAAGCAAAGCTGGCATTCATTGACAAGATCAGTGAACCACCAAATGATGCGATGGTACGTGGAACTAAGATTCATGAACTTGCTGAGGACTACATCAAAGGCAAGATTAGAGCGCTTCCACCTGAACTGAAGCTCTTTAAAGATGACTTCAAGTTTTACAAGACGCAGTACAAGAAAAGCATCAGCGGCATGGTTGTTGAGGACACCTGGTCTTTTAGAAAAGATTGGACTGAAACCCAATGGAATGATTGGGCAGGTTGTTGGGTTCGGATTAAGCTTGACTGCGCGCACCATGAAGATGATCAGACACTTATTATCACGGACTTTAAGACCGGTAAATACCGTCAACAATCAAATGAGGAATATGTTGAGCAGCTTGAGCTTTATGCGCTTGCAGCCTTGTTGTTGCATCCACACATCGAGGTGGCTAAACCACGGCTTCAGTACTTAGATGAGGGCGTAACTTACCCACCAGCTGACGAAGATTCATTAGTATTCACGCGTGCTGATATTCCAAAGCTTAAAAAGCTCTGGGAGAAGCGCACCAAGGCAATGCTTAGTGACACAACTTTCGCGCCTAAGGCAAATAACTTCTGCAGATGGTGTTGGTATGGTCAAAGCAAGAAAGCTGCAGGTGGTCCAGGACTTTGCAAGTATTAGCATGCAAAAACCAGAGTCAAAGATTGAGCGTAAAGCTTGCGAATTAGTTAAGCAGCATCTTGGTATCATCGGGTCAAAGTTAGTTGTGCCTGGTGATACCGGCTTTCCTGATAGAATCTTTTGGATTCCAGGTGGTAAGCCGCTGCTTATTGAATTTAAAAGACCTGGTGAAGAACCAAAACCAAAACAACTTCATAATCATCAGCAACTTAGAAAATTAGGATATAGGGTAGAAGTACATGACAACGAACTTAGAGCTCTTCAAGCCGTCATCGACGCCGTGGAAACCACACAACTACCAAAAGAAGGCCGTGAAATTCTTGCTAGAGCACGCAGCATCTGCGCTCTTCTTAGACCCAGGGTTGGGCAAGACATCGATCACATTAGCAGCCATCAAGATGTTAAAAAAGAAAAAGCTCCTAAACAAGGTGCTACTCATCGCCCCATTAAGGGTGTGCTACAGCGTGTGGCCAAAAGAAATCGAAAAATGGACTGAGTTCAATGATTTAAAAGTTGTTGTCTTACATGGCAAGCACAAAGAAAAGGCACTTCAAGAAGATGCTGACATCTACGTGATTAACCCAGAAGGTCTTGATTGGCTTTTAAAAGTTCAAAAAGAAAAGACCACGTCAGGCAAAACCAAAGTAGCTTTAGACCTGAGAAGATGGAAGCAACTTGGATTTGACACGTTAATTGTTGACGAGCTTTCTAAGTTTAAGAACACGAACACCAACAGATTTAAAGCGATCAAGTTGATTCTTCATACATTTGGTCGTCGCTGGGGTTTGACAGGATCACCAGCATCAAATGGACTGCTAGACCTGTTCGGTCAGTGCTTTGTGATTGATCAGGGTAGAACCTTGGGTCCTTATATCACCCATTACCGCATGAAGTACTTCAATCCGACCTATGACGGCTTTGGCTGGGAAATCAGAGAAGGAGCTGAAGAAGAGATCTATGAGAGGTTGGCCCCGTTGGCCCTCAGAATGGCTGCTGACGATTATCTTGAGATGCCTACTCTAATTGAAAACAACATCAGAGTAGACCTTCCTGATGACATTAGAGATCTTTATGACCAGTTAGAAGAGGACCTGATTGCCAAAGTTGGTGATGGTGTAATTGTTGCAGCTACAGCCGCCGCCGCTTCGATTAAGTGTCGGCAAGTTGCGTCTGGTGGAATCTATCTAGATCCTGAGGTTGAGGCGTTAGTCAAGGTGCCAAAGACTAAGCGTGAATGGATCAACCTACACACTGAGAAGGTGGATGCCTTAGCAGACCTCATTGATGAGCTGCAGGGATCACCCTTATTAGTAGCTTATGATTTTGCGCATGATCTAGATCGGCTACAAGAGAAGCTTGGTAAAGAGGTGCCGTATATCGGAGGTGGAGTTAGCGCGACCAGGTCAGCCGAACTAGAGAAGCTTTGGAACGCTGGTAAGCTGCCAGTCCTATTAGGTCACCCACAGGCCATGGCGCATGGTCTAAACCTCCAAGAGATGGGCCATCATGTGGCTTGGCACAGCATGACTTGGGACTATGAGCTTTATGACCAGTTTATCCGCCGAGTCCTTAGACAGGGAAACAAGTCCAAGAAGGTGTTTGTTCACCACATTATGGCAAATGACACAATTGATGACGCAATGTTGGGATCTTTAAAAGCTAAAAAACGTGGTCAGAATGCTCTTTTTGATGCCTTAAAGCGGCTGCGGAAGAACTAGTATAAGTAATAGCTAAAAATAGTTGAAAATATTTGTAAATATGTGTTTACAAAGTGATTGTGAAGCACTATACTAATCATGTAGTCACTAATTAACTCTTGCTGAGGAAATACAAATGAAAACACTTTGGACACATGATGAAATGGTTGCTGCTGCAACCACTGATTTACCAACAGGTATTGATTATAAGAAATACCTTTTGCAAACAACAAATATGTACTCTCGCGCAGACGTCGAGGCAGCTAGAAGAATTTGCGTTGTAGTCGCTAAAAAACTTCTTGTTCCTGCCTAGTACGGAGATATGCAAAATGAAATTTAGTCTCTATTTTGGTGGCTTCAAGCTTGCTGGCGGTCCCATCGAAGCTGCAAATATCGATGAAGCTCAAGGTATCGCAAATAAAAAATATCCACCAAACCGTCGTGGTAGCTGTGTTGCAGTCCGCGCAGATGCCGATTCACAAATTATTGCATACGCGAAAGCGCATTCAAAACAACTCTCACTACCTACAATCTAACTCTTGCTGAGGAAAACCATGTCTAATATTAAAGTCTATTCTAACAGAGACTCTGCCACATCTGCGCTTCGTAAGATGGGCATTGAAGCTCGCGATTACAACCTATTTATCTTCAAGGTTAAAGATGACAAAACTAAAGTTGAATGCAACTTTGATCTTGCAGATGCCTACTTAAAAAACAAACACAAATTTGAGAAGCCATTGGGATCTCATAAGTTGAAATACATCAAGCAGCCAAAGCCACCTAAAGAACCAAAGATTCCACGTAAGACGTTGTCTGGAGATGTGCGCAAGATGATTCTTGAGGGTAAATCAAATCAAGAAATTTGGGCAATTATTAAAGTTGACTGGAAACTTGATGATTCTAAAAAGCACTATCCTACTTGGTATCGTTGTGAGATGTCTCGTAAAGGTTTACTTATTAAGACTGTTGGTTACGGAGACGCACAATGAAAGACTTCATCTTAGCTTGTCTAATGGGTCTAGTACTTGGTGCTGGTCTAATGTATGTCTATCTACTTAGAATTGGTGTTTACGCATGGCCGCTATAGAAATTGTTGACGAAGGTATGTATGATCATGTGCGATTTCAACTGTACATTGATGGCAGTCGTTGCGCAGCAATTACTAAAGCACCAAAGTGCCCAGTTCAATTTGTTTGGCAAGTCCATGGCCCGCAGTATTGGCCAGCAGCTAAGGAGTTGCTTCAAGGTTTACTTGAGCTTTCGGTAATCGCAGATAACCTAACAGGAGAGAAGCAATGATTGCGCCATATTGGGACAGAGAAAGGAGAACTTGCATTGTAGTTCACCGGACGGATGATCTTGTGAAATACATCCCGCTTGAAGTTGCAATTGGTTTAGAAGTTTTGCAAATGAAGGCAAAAGAATTTGACCAGAAGTTTTCGCTAATGGTTAACTACTCGGCTGAAAAGGCATGTCGTTTATACACTGACTATGCACAGACAATCGGGGCAACAAAGGAGGCTCTAGATTTTCTAGGGAAACTAATTGAAATCACTGAAAAGGAGTACAAAATGGCAACTACTAAGAAAAATGCCGCTGCAGTTAAATCAGTACCAACGAAGAAAGCAAGCGCTGCACCTAAAGAAGCAAAAGCCAGTTCACCGGCTAAGGAAAAGCCAGTGGCGACTGCTAAGCCTGCTAAGAGCGCTGGTAAGAAGCCGTCTGCAGCTCAGATGTTCCAAGATTTAATCATGGAAGGTAAACTGACAGACGACCAGATTTTTGAGAAGGTCCAAGCTGAATTTGGCCTTGATGAGAAAAAGCGAGCCTACGTCAAGTGGTATCGCAACAACTTGCGCAAGCAAGGTAAAACTCCACCAGACGCAAAATAACTAAGGAAAAACTAAAATGGTACAACGTAAAGAAAAGAACCGCGACGACCGCGAATTTGATAACACCCAGTTGCGCGAAGCTGGTCATGGCCGCACGCTGCATCGTGACTACTCAGCTCACTTTTTTCGCTGGTCATTTGCTCGTCGTTTTATTACACCTAAAGACACGGTCCTAGAGATTGGTTGCGGTGAAGATAAGCCGCTTAGCAAGATCTTGACTGGTGGCGCAGCAGCTCGTGTCGATAAGTATGTTGGTGTTGATCTAAATAAACTTAAACCATCAGGTAGTCAGCGCTTGACTTTCCTAGGTGAGTTTAATTTTGTTGAGCGCCATAAAGAACTTCTTAAAGACGAATTTAAGGATGGCTTTGATGTTGTGGTTCATTATGAAGTCATTGAGCACATGCACAGCAAGTACACCTTAAAGTTCTTGAAGAATTGCTTTGATTCATTAAAGCCAGGTGGCGCAATGTTAATGTCTACTCCAGTTTGGGATCATGTACGCATGGCGGCAAATCACATCAATGAGATGGACGTTGAGACTTTGCAAAAGCATACTGAAAAAGCAGGCTTCATAGTTGAGCGTCGCTTTGGAACTTTTATGGACATCAAGCACATCGGTAAGGTAGATACTGACCGCGCATCTAAAGCTTCAATCGCAGAAGTTCGTACTGCATTAGCTGAGTACTTTGACAACGACGCAATCAGCAACATCTTTGGCCCGCTTTATCCAGATAGTTCACGCAACAATCTTTGGGTTTGTCGTAAGCCTTTAGATGGCGCAGCAGCTAAACCTACTAAAGCACCAGCCAAAAAAGTTGCTGCTAAAGGAAAGGCTCCATTCTGATGGGAATCAAATTCACGAATCACGTGGATGTGGCCGACTTCCAAAAGAAGTTTGGCCATCTTCATAACAATAAACCAACGCATTTGACATTGAGAAAACTTCAAGAGCGCACTGCTTGCATGCTTGAAGAGCTTCAAGAATTTGTTGATGCCGCACATGCGCAAGATTTGGCTGGTCAGGCAGATGCACTTGTAGACCTGGTCTACTTTGCGCTAGGAACTGCAAACATGATGGGTCTTCCATGGCAAGCATTGTGGGACGACGTCCATCAAGCAAACATGCGAAAGGTCCCAGGTGTTACGAAGCGAGGCCATTTGGTTGATTGTGTCAAACCTGAAGGTTGGGTCGGGCCAAAGACACTAGAAATCCTTGAGCGCTTTGGGTATAACAAGGAAGTCGATTCAAAAGAGGAGAACCATTGTGATGATGCCGAATATCAGCGCAGCCCTGACAATCTTTGAAGGTCCTGATGGTTCTGGTAAGTCAACTGCAGCAAAGGCTTACGCAGAACTCACAGGAGCTAAGTACGTCCATTTTCCTGCTTTGCCTAGAGTATCACGTGGCTTAGCTAGAATGTATGTCGAGGCCATGCTTCCTGCGCTTCTCGGGTACCAGTCAGTTGTCTTTGACCGCTGCTGGTTAAGTGAAATCCCTTACGGAATTGCTTTTCGTGAGGGTTATGATCGGATGACCAGAGCTGACCGCCGGATGCTTGAGCGCTTGGCGATGCGTTGCGGAGCTGTTGTGGTGAAGTGCTTACCGCCTTGGGAGGACGTTAAACGAACTTATCTAAGTCGTAAGCACATGGAGATGTTAGACAATGATGCGCAGTTGAAAACTGTTTACGAGCTTTATGTTAAGCAGAATACTGATCTACCAGTCTACGACTACGATTACACCATGCAGCCTGCGGGCATTACACCTGATGATTTAACAGGTCTAAGAATGATTTTGCATCCAACTGGTATGGCGTCAGCTGGTAATCTAAGTCCAACATCAATTGTACTTGTTGGTGAATCATTTGCAGAGCGCAAAGACAATGATTCATTTTATCAATGGCCGTTTGCCTCATTTACAAATGAAGGTTGCAGCCGCTGGTTAACAGATCAACTAGACATTGCTGACATCAGAGAGAATAATCTATTTTGGATAAATGCTGATCAAGATCTTTCGGTTTTGAAATCATTTCTCAGAAAACCAGCAATTGCATTAGGCGCAGAAGCTTGTCTAAAACTAGAAAAATTAGATATCGATGCGATTGGTATTCCGCATCCTCAATATCACAAAAGATTTAATGGTCGAGAAAACTACGCACTGATAACAACTATTAACAAAGTAAAGGCACAAAAGGTATGAACTACTTCCCAGAAGTCTGGATTGATACATTAGACGACCTTATGAACAACGGCAGATTCGTTGCTCCTAGGGGTAAGATGACACGTGAGCTCCCGCAGCGGACTATTGAAGTTGATATGCGCCGCCCAGTTCTTACAGTGCCAGCTAGAAAGCTTAGCTACCAGTTCATGGCTGCTGAAGCTTATTGGATTTTAACTGGTGATGATCGTGTTGCTTCAATTGCGCCGTATAACAAGAACATTGCTAACTTTAGCGATGATGGTGAAACTTTCTTTGGGGCTTATGGTCCGAAGATCTTAAATCAGATTGAGTACGTAGTTGCTAAGTTAGTTGCTGACCCCGGTAGTAGGCAGGCAGGATTGACTATCTGGCGAGAGAATCCTCCTGAGACTAAGGATGTACCTTGCACAGTTGCTGTCTTCTTCTCAATTCGAGGATTAGAACTGAATTGCCACGTGTTTATGAGGTCCTCTGATGCATGGTTAGGTGTACCTTATGATGTGTTTAACTTCAGCATGCTATCACACCTAGTTTGCAGCCTAGTTAATGAGAAGACGTGGGCAATAAATGACGCGACAACTGAAGAACGAATTTTATACGCCCCAGGCACCTTGTACCTGACTGCTGCGTCGTCTCATATTTACTCTGAGCACTGGGAAGCTGCGCAAAGTCCAGCAATTAGAAAGTGGGAGCATCAACATGCAACACCTCACCAATGTTTTACTAAGGCCACTGCGATTTACGCAACGCTTCAAAAGCTTCGTGACTCTAAACCTGGCGATTCAATTCGTTGGTGGGAGCAAATGAAATGAGGCCAGATCGTGATGAGTGGGCGATGGACTTGGCCTTGTTGACCTCTAGAAGATCAACTTGCTTACGCCGTCAAGTAGGTTGTATTCTATTAAACGAGCGAGGACATGTTTTAGCAACCGGGTACAACGGGGTCGCTGCTGGGCAACCTCATTGCAATCATCACGATCAGTATCATGAGCTTGGGTTTCCTAACGCGTGTTCTGGTGCCCACTCACCAAGTGGGACAAATTTAGATGGTTGTCAAGCAATTCACGCAGAGCAAAATGCTTTGTTACAGTGTCGTGATGTTTACACGATTCATACAGCCTACACAACAACAAGTCCATGCGTTACTTGCGCAAAGCTTTTGCTAAACACTAGCTGCCAGCGAATTGTCTTCTTTGAGGCATACGTTAATCAAGACGCCAAAAAGCTTTGGGAAGATGCCGGACGTGAGTGGGTTCATTTTAAATACATGAGGGAATAATCATGGAAGATAATTTTCAGATGTTTGAGTTCATGCGAAAAACTATTGAACACAAAGGCCCAAAGTTTGCTGATCTAGTCCAAGCAATTTCAAATATTCAAACTGCACTGGGTTTGATTGATCAGGTGCATGGAGAAGAACTTGCCAAGCGGCTTGGTATTGCGATCATGATGCCATTGATTTCATTAGCTAGCAGCTTAGAGATTGAAGAGTTTGATTTACTGAAGCATGTGGATATGATCCATAAGCTTGCAAGAGAAGATATCGACGAGCTTAGGAAGGGGTAATCATGGTAATGATTTTACTTTTAGCTGGTATTATTTTTGGTCTGTTTGCAGTAGTTCAAACTATCTTATTGATTTTTCACCTGATTGGAAAAATGTATGCGTACCTTAACAAAGCTTAAATTGTCAATGATTTGCGGAGTCAAAATGTTTAAACGAGCATGGACTGAACTTGGCAAAATTCAGTCTATTGCAAAAGAAGGCGATAATATTGTCGTGGTTCACGAAGTGGAGTTTAGACTATGAAAGGACAACGAAAATATGGTAGGAACTATAACGATCGACTCAAGCTTGATAATTTGGTCATTGTTGGAGATAGTCATTTGGTATGGAAGTTTTCTCCTGGGAGCATTTCTGGGCTACCTTATCTTATGCCTGTTCTTGTACATACTGAGGAAATAAGCTATGGAAACAACTGAGTTTAAAACAGCTGTGACGTTTATTATCATAGTTTTAATTGCGATTATATTTGAGTTACCCGCGCGAATTATTAAACGATTGCAGCGCAAACAGATTGTTAAAGTTCAGATCGACGTTAATAAAATATTTGATAAGCCAGTAGATAAAGACAACGGATATTCAGAGCTTATGGCTACATGGACCGAACAAGATTTTTGGTACCCGCCTGAAATAAAGCCTGTTAGAGAAGGGGTTTACCGGGTCAAGTGGATCTCAACTATAGGCACACCAATATTAAACTTTGCGTATTGGCGCCTTGGTGGCTGGGGAGTCATCTCCCATACGATCGATGGAGCTGCTGCAAACAAACATTCACAAAACTGTGTTATTCAAGACTTCGAATGGCGAGGTGTAACCTATGAAACTGAGCCCGTGGTTTCCTAAAGGAGTTGATCCAGTTCATATTGGGGTCTACCAGACTGTTTTAAAGGGCGGTCTTATAGGATATCAATATTGGACTGGTAGATACTGGTCGCTGCAATCAACTACTATTGATGGAGCTGACGAGTGGCAAGGTTGGAGAACAAGCTGGAAAACTAAACAATGGAGAGGAATTTTAAAATGACTGCAAATGACAAAAACTTACTAAAGCAAATGATTGAGCGCGGTAGATTTAATGGCGCGATCTATGACTTACTAGTTAAACAAAATGAGATTAACGCCAAAGAGATGATTGCTCAGATGGGAAATAAGTGGTGTTTGCACAAGGATAACCAAGTAAAGAGATTAGACGTACCTCTGCCGCTTCTAAGCGACCTAAGAATCAGTAAGATCTTAAAGGCCAGAAGATGACAGCTGAGATTATTCCATTGGCTCCTCCACTAATAATTGAGGAGCGCTGCTCATTTTGTGATGCTGCAAAAACATCAACAAAAGCTTTAATTGGTAGCGGAAACGGACATTATATTTGTGATGCCTGTGTCCGCCTAGCTAAGCAAAGAATGGCTCCAAAGGAGACAGCATGAAATTTAGTTGGGCAGATAAGATAGCGCAAGCTGTAGCCATTATTGCGGCAGTCATTATATTATCAGCCATTAGGCTTTCCATCAAATTAGGAGGATTTTCATGATTTATTTAGAGTACGCACTATTGGCTGTAATTAACATCTTTGTGACTTTACTAGCCATTCTTCTGGCTCCAATTTTGCCCTTGTTTGCGTCAAATAAGTCAGGGCCAATTAACAATGGATCGGGTGTCGGAGTAGAACCAAGATTGCCGTCGTGGCTAAATTGGTTTCAGACACCAGATAACAGCTTGTTAGGTGATGATACCTTCATCATTGACAATCTAGATGTGCCTATGTATTGGCATCAAGTAAAATGGCTTCTACGAAATCCAGCGTACAGCTTTGCTTTAAGATATATCCCTGGATTAACACCTGCCACCTTTACTGGCAACAATCTCATTAAGGATAACGACAATGCCGTTGCAGGACATCTCACAGTGCACGCCGACAGTTTATTTCAGTATACTTTGGTTAGGCAACTTTTTGGTTCTTCTAGGTGTCTTTACGTTAATTTTGGTTGGAATATTCGTGCTCTCGTTGACCCTAACGTTAAAAGACAAGATCGTCCGTATGAAGCAACGTTTGTTTTTTCACCTAGGATTTCAGGATTTAGATAATGACAAAGATTAAACACACGCCATCAATTCAAGTACTACCATCAACAAAGATCTACGATGGAAAAGAATTAAAAAAGAAAAATCATCTTCGTCCAGGCGCTTACAGCTTAGATACAACACCTAGCTTATATTGCGGGGTGTTGTACTTTCCAAATGGTGCCACAAAGGAGTTCGTAAATCATGAATGATCACCAACATTGTGAAAAGCCTTGTGATGATAATGAATGTAAATCCCTACGACGGATGCCAATCCAACGGCCAATGAGTCATAAGGAGGCTGATGATCTTCTTAACATAATTGGAAATGGCAGCTTTGCCTTAATCAGAGCCGTTGAACGATTTCATGGGATTGAATAATGTCTGCCTGGCTTATCATCGTCACAGGTATGATTTACTCATATATTGCCTGCGAGCAGCTCTACCGTGGAAATGTTTGGATGGCTGTTGTTTACTTCGGGTATTCATTCTCAAATATTGGCTTGTACATGTTAGCTACTAAATGACTTATAAACGAGTCATTTAGTACTTATAGGTTGTAAGTTTTAATAGGTTCGTGACTCTTTAGATCAACATTACAAGCCCATTTGACAGCCTCTTCAGCAGTTAGACCCATGCGCATGCAAACTTCAGCAGCCATGGCGCCAGATCCAATTGCCATAAAAGTTTTAGCTCTTTCCCATTCAAGATCTTCACCACAGTAAAAGAGACCTTCTTTAGTTAGCTTGATAAAAGAACTATCAGGCTTAAGCTTTGGTTTTACTTTACTCTTTTTGTTAATGTACTCGACTACCTTGTCACAATCACTCCAGTTGCCAGCCACCCCTAACCACCCACCTTCAATCGGCACAATTTTCTCTTCAAAGTACTTAATGCCAGTGTCCTCATCTGAAAATTGACTGTCAGACACCAGAATTTTATTAGTCCAATCACCAACGATAGTAGTCATAATTACACCTTATTTATGCAACCTCTAAATTCAAACTCGTCTTCACCTGACACCATAATGAGCTCAGGCATTAGCATCCTACCATTTTCAAATGACAGTAAGACAAAACCAGATCGCCAATCTGTTGGTGCGTCCTCGATGTAGTGAATAAACGCCTCAGATTTAGGATCTGCCAATGTACCAGTCTGCACACCCCATCGTGTTCCGTTGTAATCTGTTATTGGGGCGGCTGATAGATTGTGCGTGTGGCCAGTGATCATGTTGACGCCGGAGTTTAATGCGTTTGCCCGACCAGCCCCAAAACCACCTTTCCAGCGATGTTTGATGCAGGTATCTTCATTTACCCAAAAGCTCCAGCAACTCTTCCAGAATGGGAAGTGATCTTTTAATGTAAAGCCTTGGACACCTTCATACGAGGTTGCACCAGAATTGCTCAGGAACGTCTCAAATCTAGCGTCGTGATTACCTAAGCACCAGATCAGTTCAGCGTTTCCTGCAAGCTTCTCGATGCCTCCCATGAATTCCTGGCAGGCTTCTAGTTCTTCTTTGACAGTTGGTGTTGATGACCAGTTAATTCGTGGGTGCCTAGAAGCTTGTGAACCATCAAAGATATCACCATTAGCCACAATTGCTTTAATCTCGCCCTTAAATGTTTTAAGGACCGCTAGCAAAGCCCTATACGCAGTGGTGACTTCATCTGGTTGAAAATGAGCGTCAGAGAATACAACAACCCGACCCTTTTTAATGTCCATCCCGCGGCGGACATGGCCATTAGTCTGTTCGATCTTTTTGATAATTTCAAATGGCCTACCTGGCCCACTCTTTGACACAAGCTTAATGCCGTACTTAACTTCAAGCGAGCGTCTTCTAAAATAAACTGCTCTAATGTCAGTTGCTAAAGCTTTGCTGACTGCCGAGGCGCTTTTTAATTCATTCCAACACTTGATGAATGACTCATCATCTACTATGTAACCTGGCATAGAACTCCTTTATTTTAGGTGGTATTTATCCCTACATGGTGCGCATACATTAAAGACCAGTCTTGGTGAGTATTCACCACAGAGTTCGCATTCACCAGGCTCGCCTTTTGGCATAGGCTTAGCGGCTCGGAGCCTGGCGGCTCGAATGACCGCTTCTATTTCATGTTCTGCGTCGTCTGCAATATCACTCATTTTGGCCAACTCTTATCAAACATTTGAAGATCTAGTTCTGTTGTGTCAGCATGTCCTGCCAACGCTGAATATTCTGCTGTGCACTCTGTGACCACTGTTGTGAGGGTTTCGACTCGCTTCTCGAGGGCTTGTCTGGAATAGTAGGACAGATTAAGGTTGTACTTGGCGGTTGATTCGCGCAGCTTGCTAGTAAGCTGATTGTTAGTACTAGTAAGAGTAGCAAGCTTTTGCTTTTGAATGTTGAGTTCATTTTGGGCCTCATTAAGTTGGTGTTGAAGTTCTTTTGTTTTTTCTGCGGCGGCTTTTAGATCCTTAATGCCTTGCACCTGCTCTTCAGAAATCCGTCGTTGATAGCCAACGTTTTCAAAGTGTTTTGCAGTCCCGTAAAGACCAGCAATGACTAAAGCAATGGCAGTCAGTATGGCGCCAATTTTTACCCAGATTGACATGCCACCCGATGCCGTATCTACAACATCTCCGATTAGACTCATGATAGTCCTTCCATGCAGACAGCTACTTCAGCAGCTCTGCGTTTTGTTAAACCAGGCAGCGGAACTAACTTGCCACCAACTTTTGCCTTATTCCACTTAGGAAGCTGCTGACATGCCTCTTTAAGTTTACCGGCTTTTAAAAGACGCGCCGCAGTTGATCTAGAGGTGTCACAGGCTGCAGTTCTTCCTTCGTTATAGGTAACATCACCAAAAGCACCTAAGACGTTTGCTGGAAGCCCTGGCACACAATGCTCTACAATCTCAACGGCTTTTTTCATATCATCATTCATGAATTGATCACACTCAGCAAGACTGTACTTCTTCCCGATGACAACGTCATGACCAGTGTGACCACGGCAAACGGTTAAGATGCCGCCTGTGTCGTCGTACGCGTATTGACGTAAGCCTTCTGCAGGAACAGCTAAAGCTGTTGCTATGGCAGTTGCTGCAATGATCCGGCGTTGATTATCTGTGAGACTCATACGTTTTGTTGGCGAACCAATCTAGAGACATACGCGCCAGCAACTGCAAGAATGATAAGAGCCGTAAAGACATCTCTTGGAATCACATCAGTGTACATTGGAAGAACTACCTGCGCGACCTCGCAAATAACCGCCAATTCCATGAATCTTAATGACCATGCTTCTTTGACGATTGTCTTCCAGTTGTCGTAAAGTTTCATTTTGGACGACTCATCATTTCAATACGATCAAAGCGGTCGTCCAAGTACTTTTTTAAGTTTTCAACAATCGCATTGATTTCAGTCTTTGGGTAGTGATTCTCAGCAATCTTTACCTCCAACGTCTGCAACTTTGAAGCATCTGCCTCATGCTTCTTATAGAGATCTTCTAATTGAGCTTCTTGCGCAGCATCTTTTTTAGCTAGCAGATAGCCCATAATTCCAACAACAACTGCACACACTACACCAATGATTGCCGAATCCATACTACTCTCCCTATTGTTAATTTTCGTTGATGTCTTTGGATGGCGCAGCCATTGGAAGGGCTGATAATCCGCTTAGAAAAACTTGTCTGCTTGCTTGATTTGCATCAACCATCTCGTTTCTAAATGATTCTACAGCTGCCGCTGTGCTCATTTGTTGACGAGAATTTTCTACCAAAAGAACAGGTAGCCAGGCCATTGCGCAACCATTTTCATCTACAGTTTCGCCAGTGTTTGGATTTGTACCAGCTAACTTCGTAAACCAAATGCAGCGATGCATCTGATTATTTTTGATTTCTTCGCACTTGCTGCCTAATGGGCAAGTAAGAACTGTTTTAGTTTCCACTTGCTGGCTCCTCAACAGTTTGCGCAGATTCTTCAACTGCTTCAGGTTCAGCGGCAGGCCCTGTCAAAGTCCAAGCTTCCCCGTTCCAAATCGCCTCTTGACCTTCTGGGATTGTCGGAGGTGCAATAAGCGTCGTGTGTGGAGGCATGTGAATTGGTTGATCTTCTTGATGGACAATTTGATACTCACCAATATATTGGTTATGTGTACCCCATTGATATCCAGTAGTGGAAATTTCCATTTTTCAGTCCTTAGTTTTTCTGACAGATGATTAAATTAACGTATCTTGGAGACCAGTTTTGTTGACTAGAGCCGCCATCAGTTCCACCTGAGTGGGAGTGATTGATGTCAGTATTATATATGCCAATGCCTGTTGCAGCACCAGCAGTGGTACCACCTCCGTCGTAGCTAGCATTTACACCGCCGTCAACTAAGTTACCACCATTGCCGTCCCAGTTTGTTTGAACTATAAATTGAGTGCCATGCAAAGGTGAATGAGCGTGACCAGGATCATATACACCATGGCTATGCGGATTATTTCCGCTCATACCACCTGTTGTAAATCCGTGTGTATGGTATGGAACAACATTCATGATTGTAGGATCTGCGCTACCACCTACACCACCGCCTGCTGTACTAACAACTCTCATCATACGATTGTTTGCAGTGTCTGAAGTATCTTGCGTCCAACCTGTTGGTGCAGCTGCCTGGGCGAAAACCATTCTTGTACCAGATGGGACAAAGATATTCTTAATGGCAGTTGTTAAGTTAGTAACAAACCCGCTTAAGTTGCCATCATCGTTTGCGTTGTTTCCGTCATTGGCAATGAGTTGAGCAACTGCAGCGGCTACAAATGTCGCTTGACGCCAAACAGTATTTGCTTGCTGAGACGATGCAAGACCTGGTTGAAATCCTTGACCGACGACAGTTGTTAAAGCTGCGTAAGCAGTAGGTGTGAGCGTATTTGCACCTGATTGGGTGGCAAACGGCAAAAATTGATTAGTACCTGACATAATCTAATCCTTATGGTGGGAAGTGGAAAGTTTGAAGGACACCAGCCGGTCTAAGTGGCAGATATCCATTTTGAAGCAGGCCAATTAGTAATGCTGATGGCTTAGCTGAAAAGTAAACGTCGATCGTATCGTTTTGATTATCGACAAATGTAATTGTGATGCCAGTTCCTGAAAACACCTCTTGAAAATCAACCAGATACTGCTCAGTAGAACCGTCCCATTGATTCGCTGCGATTTTTGCCTTAAGCATAATCCTATACGTGCCATCGTCCATGGTCACTGAATAGTTAATTGGCTGTCCATTTCCATACCAGATACCTTGATCCCAACCTAGTCCTGTAGTGTCCCAACTAAAATAGACTAGTAACGGAGTTTGAATGGTTCTTGGAAGACCAACCCATAAACCAATTGCGTCTAATTGCGCTCCAAATGCTACATCAATGTCATAAAGACTTGGTGTTGATTGTGCCAGCGCAATAGTATCTGCCCATGCTTGGCAAACACTTGACACCATGGACATAAATTTAGGAGCCGTCTGATATTCAGACGTGATCAAGCTGGTGTAGGGAGTAACGTTGCCGCTCATTAGGTCACCGTCACAGTAATGTTAGAAGCTGCGCAATTGGCACCTTGATTATAGGCGATCGGAATATTTGACGTACCAGTTGGACTTGGAGCTGTTCCTAATCTAAAGTCTGTGATATAGAAAGTCTGACCTTCTGGCAATCCAATCATTGAAGCAATTGCTTGCACTTGCGAGATATAAACACTTTCTCCAATCGACAATCCCGTAACATAGTTAGTCAAGGCGCTAATGATATCGGCTGTTGTTGTGCTAACGTAACCCGCTAAAGCCTTAATTGTCACTGAGAAGTAAATGTTCACTTCGCCAAGCACAAAATAGTTGATGACGGATGTCAAACCAAGTGGACTTGTTTGGGTGTAGCTTGTTGTGCCGTAAGTTTGAATGCCTGGCGACTTGCGCTTAAAGATTGCTGCAGTAATATCAGCTACTGAGCCACCCTCAACAATACAAGCAATCGCGTGAGCTGGCACACCATTAGCGTCAGTTGATCCTGTTGGGTTCTCGTAAACAGTGTAACGATTTACGCCGCTAACAGCTCCAATTGCTGCGTAAATTGATTCCCTGACAGACAAAGCTGGCGTAGCAACAGAAGCCGCTTGTCGTGTCCTAAGCGCTGCATCTGTTTCAATGGGTTCACCAACAACTGCTGGCGTAGTATTTGAGAAGGTCTGCCAACCAACTTGTGGGTTGTATATCTGGTTGATCGAAGCTACAACAGCTGAGATAGCTCCAGCTTGTTGCGCTGTTACTGTCACAGTAATTGATCCGCCGGTCGGGATGGTTACTGATGCCGGTAAGTTCCAAAGATTTCCACTGGAATCTTGAACAACACCATTTGTGATGATGGTTCCTACCACGCCAGTAACTACGCCAGTTGCAGATGAGTTTGTTGCAATTGTCCTAGTCAACCCGTTAAGCTTAACTTGAGCTGACAATCCTGTACCTTGCGCATAGTAAGGTGAATAACCTTGAAAAACTGCTATCATCGCTTGGTTGCTGTCATTGATTGCGGCTGCAATAACCGCTATGAATTGCCCGTCTTGCGAATCAGGGGCTACGTAAATATCTGACCCGTAAATATTTTGAAACGTTGCAATTAAGCTTTGATAGATGTCAGCGTATTGTGGCGCTGAAATGCCAGAATTGCTAACTGTCGGGGCTAAGGTTGCTAGTGGATATGTGGCCATAGTGATCTCATAGATTTATTGCAAGTTGAGCTTGACCATACTGCGTATTGATTGTGCAGTTGACAAGAGCCGCTCGGGTTGTAGGATCTACTCCGCTGGCGTATGAATCGATACTAGTTACCCCTTGGGTATCTAGAATGACTTGTTGAATTGCCGCATCGTAAGTAGAGATTGTGCCAGCTCCCAAAATTTGAGAGTTGTATGGTGTTCCGTAGGTTATGTCTAAAAACCACTCACCTTCAAATACTTTTAATCTGGTCATAACAGCTTGAGCCACTGCAGCCGGAACATCCTGATAGAAATTCCCGCCTCCTAGGCCAAAGGTGTAATCACCGGTAGAAGATAGTTGACGATATTTCATAATTAGCCTGTAGGTAATCCTGTAGTGCCACCTTGAGGATCTGGGTGGGTGTGATGTCCGACAGTATGTCCATTGAAGGTGCCCTCGCCAGTGGCTGTGACAGGTCCTGTAATAGAAACTCCAGAACCTCCAGTTCCGCCATTTCCTGAGATACTGCCATTAACTACTAAATTTCCATTGAGTGTTGTAGTTGGCGCATTAACAATCACCTGTGCGGCGTTAATCGTAACGTTTCCTGATGTGGTAACTGTTGATCCTGCTGGCGCGGTTAGGTTTATATGGTGGTCTGTTGTGATCTCTACGTAAGTTTCACCGGTATCAGTTCTTAACTGGACATTGCTAGTGCTAACAGACGGGACAGTTCTAACTTGTGATCTTGGTCCAACTAGAGCAAAACCATCTGAAAGGTCATTCATTCTTAAAAGCGGTAGCTGGTTCTTATACCCGCCATTTTGCCACCAGGTGTCAATGCAGCGCGATGAAAAGATCACAAGGCATTCGTCACCGTTCTTAATCGGAAAGGTCAGGGTAAAGCCGCCGCCAGACGGGTAAATGACTGGAACGTCTAATAGAACAGGAATCTCAACCTGGGATATCTCTGCGGTCTCAGGATCTTTCAGAGGGATCAAAACTGCTGGCTTTACTGTGCAGGTCATAGCAGAAGGATTAAATGACTGGATGATCCCTGGTAAAGCCGTCCAGACTTCTTTCTGGTGACCTTCCATTGCCGTTAAGATGGCAAGCGTATTATTCTCGTAGCGCTCGTTCCGGTTCATTCTTAAACTCCAGGCACCTTGCCAGTTGTCAAATCGATTGCCAGACAGATGAGATCTGTGTACCACTCATCACCTCTGGTATCACCCACGTGCTCGACCACAAAAGCCATATAAGTTCCGTTTTTTGAGACCGGCGCTAAGGGCTGTCTTGCACTTCGGCTATTATAAAGAATTTGTGAAGGATTCGACACAGCATTAGTGGTCTGGTTAATATCATTGCTATTCAGCTCCACAAGCTGACCAATTTTGATCTTGCTGTTTAGCAGGCATCGAACCCGGATGCCGCCGTCTGTCTGCTCTGGGATGCCAATCATGCCAGTTGCAGAATTGATTTTGACAACCTCATTTGAAGCGTATTGCGTCAATGGTGTGACTACGACTTTACCATTTTGGATTGACCACTGAGATCCCAGTGACCTGCTGTACATTCTCATTTGTGATCTACTCATTCCAAATAGGACCTGTCCCCTGATCACTGGAACGAAAGCGGGAGTCCATGTAGCAAACATCTGATTGAGGTCTGATGCTGGTTGACCATTTTTGGAGTTTATGTCATCGGCAATCCGTTGCATTGCGTCTTTTGGGGTCTCACCGGCTTTGATATTTTCATTGATAAACGATTGAGAATATCCAAGGTCACCGTCAGAAGCCAAGATATCAACATAAGAGTTAATGTTGTTCTCGCGCCCGATTCTGAGCTGTTTAATGGTCCCATCAAAAATGATACCAAAATTGCCTTCACCCTCATAGCCAGCTTCTAAAATAACCCGGTTAAATTCGCCCAGATTTTGAAGATTGCCCTTATCCCGGCTAAGGATCTGGTTAATTGTGTTTTGAGATAGGTTATAAACCCGAGCTACCAGATTATCAGGAACTTCGACATCAGCATTTTGTGTGCTAAATTTAATTTTGAATTCAGACAGATTGATAACAGCTTTGTCGCTGATGACACTAAGTTTGATCTTTCTGATCCATTGATTTGAAAGAGTGGTCATGGTGTGGTAAAGATTAGATGCGAAGATGTACCAATGTTAGAAAAGGTCGGAACAGCCGTAGCGTTGCCGTCTGTTGAAACTGTAAGAGTCCCGCCAAAATACATGTCTGGATAAGGCTCTAATAAATTAGTTCCAGTCACCAAAGGAATTCCTTGAACCATAGGATTTCCCTGACTATCTGAAATATCGATCGTCCAAATATTAGAAAAGCTGTTCCAACGCATGTAAATCTGATAAGTTTGTCCGCCTAACTGGATAGAAAAACTTTGCGCTTGGGGACTTAATGGAATTTCGTATGCTGCCATGATTATGCCACCTTCACGTCGCTGTAAGGAATGACGCTTTGATTACCTTTAGGGACAGTAGATTCTGTTTTACCTGGGTCTGCTTGAGTTTCGCTAGAAAGCAAAACAGTTTGGGAATTCACAAGAATAACTTCTTTGCAGTTCATCACAACAAATAATGCATTCTCGCTTTTTTCCTCAGTTTCAACAACTAAGCTTTTGCAGATCATATTTTGATAAAGTCGTTTTCCAGTTTGAATTGAAAAGAGTGCTCTATTTTTCTGCAAAGTTTGAAGTTGTTTATAGATCGAATTGATTTGACTAGCTTCAGAACCTGTCATTGCTGATTGAATTAAGCTACCTGCTTGATAAGCCGCAACCCCAATAGCTGCAGCATTAACAATTCGATTGGCTGATGCATTTGTAGCTCCAACAGCTGTGGCTGCAGATAAACCAGCATTGATCAATGGCCCAAAACCTGATGGGCTGTTTGACCAGGCAATCTCTAAAACTAGTTCTGCAGGTCTTTTAAACGCGTGGTCAGAGATCATTGCTCCGACCTCAACAGGATGCTCAGTGACTTCCAATTCGTCGTTATGAATCTCTCTGATGGTAGCTTGTGCCTTGATTGATTGCAATGTAGAACCATCAGGATTCTTGATATTAAAGAATCGACGGTTAGGTTTGATAATAATTGCATTCAGACCTAATTGAAGGCCGGCAATTGCGTAGCCAGTAAAATTGCTCATGGTTGTAGTCCCGCAGTATTTCTTGTTACATCACCAATCTGCCGTTGAAGCGTCATAGCAATGCTCTTTGAGATTGATTGGGCATCAGTACCAGTAACATTAAAATCATTTTTGATAGTCACATTATTTGCAGTAGAAGAATTTCCGCCACCACCTAATGATCGGTTAAAACGATCTTGATATTGTTCTGACGTGAACCCTCTGTTTGCAGCTAGACCTTCAGAGGTCATTTTGCCTTGTGGGTTTCCGGTGTACCAGACATTTGCCGCCTTGCCCATATCGCCGTATTGTTGAAGTAATTCAGACGCGTACTTTTTTGCAACTGTGTCTTGGATTTCTTTTGGTGCTGATTTAGCGCTGCCAAATTCTTGACCAACGCCATATTTTTTAGTTAACGACTGCCAGGTGCTATCAATAAACTGATACGCCCCAGATGCTGTTGAAAGAGGATTTTTTGCGCCGTAGTTTCCGCCAGATGATTCAACGCCTTTAATGCCCTTTAAAAACTTATCTACGTTTTCGCTTGTATTTTCAGCAGGTGAAGCTCCTTCAGGTTTTGGGCCGTTTAAAGGCTTGGACTTACTACCCCAGCGTTTTTCTGCATCTTCTCCTGAGGTTGTCAACCAATCCCAGAATCCAATTTCTCCGTGCGCCCACTTTGATAGTCCTGCAACTTGCGCGTCAGCTTTAGATGCGATGCTATCTAATGCAGGACCAAATTTGTATAGAAGAGCTTCACCAGCAAAGACGAATGAATTTTTTAGGCTGTCTACGGTGTTTGCGTAGTGAGCTAATTTTTGTTGATCTTCTTCATTAAACAGTGAGTCTTGTTGATTTTTGTAGCTTCTTGTTTTTTCAGCTAGCAAATCAAAATTTTGAGCCATTAAAAGATATTGCTCTTTACTGATTCCAAACTGCTCTGCAAACTGCGCAGCAACACCCCTACCTTCGGCAGTATCTCCAAACTTCTTTTTTAAAGCTTCAACAAGCCGAAGATAATTTTCTAAGTTGTTTGTATCAGCTTTTCTACCGGTGATTGTTTCAAAAAACCCCTTCATTGCAGGAGTATTTTGTAAGGTAGATCCAAATGATTGTAAGCTAGATTCTGCAGAGTCTGCTGAGATGCCAATCTGTTCTGCAGCTTTACTGAACGCCTTTACTGAGTTTGGCGTCGTGCCAGAAATACCTGACTCAAAAAATGTTTTTCGTGTCGCGTAAGCAAACTTTGTGGTGGCCGCAACAGTGGCTGCGACGGCTGCAGCAGCGGCTGTACCGACACCGAGCAGGCGCTTTTGAGTTGTGTTAAGGTTCTCATTAAATTTCAGGTAGGATGAAGCATCAACTTGATAACCAAGCTTAACTAAATACTCCTGAAGAATTTCAGCGCTTCCTTGCATGGCTCACCCGTTCCTGATTCTCTGCTTCTACATCAAGTGCCTCATTCATCTTTGCAATATCTATGAGATTGATTTTCCCATTAACTAAAGATTCGTATTGACACATCCCTCGAAGAACAGGTCGAAGAAGCCAGTCTTCTTCACCTGACATCCGAGCAAGTACTATTGATCCACCGCCCCTTGTTGCAAACTGGCTAGGGCGGAATTGAAAAAACTTCCAAGATTCTCCACAATGACAGATGCTGTCAACTGCAATAAAGTAGCTAGGTCAATCTCAGAGAACATCAACACGCCATTGGGCATTAACTTCACCCAACCGGTATCTTGCTTGATTGAGACTACACCTAAGCACTTCTTAACAATCTCATCTGACTCTTCATCAGACAATCTAGAAAGCAATAAAACGACAAGCAAGGTAACATCCTTGCCTGCGTTTCGATCAGCCACTAGACCTTCTACGATTGGAATTGCAGGACCTAATTTGCGAGCAACCGCTAACTGCTCGAAAACAGTTAGCTTGCCGATATCAAACTGGCCACAATTGAGGTCAATCATTATGCACCGCTCCCGAGTGTACGATCAATAATACCGGCTTGGAAAGTCCATTCATTCATGCCGGCTTCTTTTGCGTAGGTAATCGCAGGCGCCTTACGGAACGCCACGATCTGACATGTGATCACGTCTTGAGTTTGACTGTTAGCGATACTAATCGTATTCTGGCCATGATTAGCACCAGATGCGGTTTGAAACGCGTACATCAAGCTCAATTGCTGATTTACCGGTGAGGTCTTAAGCAGACGCACAGTAATGGTGCCAGACTTATTGGCATGCAATGAGTGCATTGGCGTACCATCAGCTGCGATAGTCATGGTGTTGATATCTTCAGTAGGCTCTACTGTGATACCTTCTTCTGAAACTGCTGCACCAGCACCTAAGTTAATAGAACCACCAGGTCCGGTGATTGCAACTTGCGTATCTAAGAAGCTATATGTTGTCATTGATCTCTCCTAATTATTGATTAACGTTGATGATGATATCAACTGTATGGATGGCTCCAGCTAACTTAGCAGCTACTTGGAACACAACTGATTTGCGAGCTGCACGATCAGCAGGGTTTTGAGTTGCGATTGGAGGGGCATAAACATAGAAGCCTTTAGGTAGGTAGTCACCTTGATTCAACGCACCAAAGCCGCCGCTATTCCAAACACCTGGAGCTAACAAACCGTTAGTCACGCCTTGTGAGCAAACTGCTTCAATTGTTGTTGCAATCAAATGGTTACCGGCGTCAGTTTGTGGCACCTTAGTTGGTGTTGTGTAGAGCAGGTTGTAGACGCTAGTCTGAATATCAAGCGCTAACCAATCTGTTCCTGTAATCACGTCGATAAACTGTCCAGACGCGCAAACACCAGGCTCAATAATTGCTGTGTTGTTGTTATAAGCAACAAACACGTTGCAATTAAATGACTCAAGGGCATTTAACTGATTTACGTTTAAGGTTTCAGCAGCGATACCAGGCTCTTGTTTGTACATCAGCGTGATAACAGTGTTGTTGCCGTTATAGTTAGTTGTTAAAATGCGAGCTAGCAAAGAGCAAACTGCATACGCGCTAGAGCTAGAGTACTGAGTTTGCGTGCGGTTATATCCAAGCTGTTTAACTTGATAGGCAATGTTCGTTGTATCAGAAGAATTCAATACCGCAGCTTCTTGTGTACTAATGCCGTATAGATGCTTAGTGGTTGCGCCTTCAATGTAAGCAGCACAAGCAAGATGGTCAGAATCAGATGCGCCAAGGATTGTTGTTGCGTACCACTGTGGGCCAAACTGGAGGTCAAACAACTCTAATGCTTGGATTGCTGTTTCAGCGGCAATACCAGGAACTAGGTAGGCGCCAGATGAAGTTGAAGTGCCGCCAAGCAAAGCGCTAATGTCTGTGCCAGTAGCTGCAGCAGTTAAGAAGCTCACAGAAGAAGTTGTTCCGGTAGTACCAGAAACAAACTCAAAGCGAGAGTAATTAGACGACCATTGAACAGTCACGCCAGTTACGATTAAATCAATTGCAGCTTGGATTGTTGCAGCAACTGCGTTTAAGTTTGCATCAGCTGAAAAGTTCAAGCCTGTAACATCATGGCCAGTTCCGTCGATTGATACATGGAACGATCCAGATAGGATTGAAGTCCAAGTATTCATTGCCTGCGCAGAAGCCGATAAAGATGCGCAATACATCTCGCCAGCAGAATTGGTTTTTGCCCAGCGACCAATGTTTAATGTAGTTGGTTGTGGTGATTGTTCAAACCAAAGAGCCGCTGCGTAGTACTCAGGAGCAGTTACCCCAAAGTCAGAAGCAACACCAGATAAACTAGTATAAGTTCTCATACGTGTCACTGTGTCAATGACAGTAGAAGAACCAATAATCAACAAAGTTGAAAGATTTTGAAATTGCGCCCCTGCAGGTGTTAAGTTAACACTTGCATTGACTAATCGATTGATGGGAAGTGTACTGGTCATGGATTTTTCTCCTATTGGTTAACCGCGATATCAGTAATGTAGTGCTCATTATCTAACCGGATATCTCCAGACAAAATATTGAGCACTGGGTAATCACGAACAATCTGTCTGCGGATTGAAAAAGGCAGATCAACGCGATATAACCACTTTTGCTTTAACAACTCTGGCAGCGTAACAATCTCGCCGCAAGCTACTAAGCCCATATTGTTCAGGCTAAGGATTTCCCTATTCTGAGACAAATACATGCCTTCTCGCAGCACCTGTGAATTAAGATCAGCATTAGGACCATAAAATGAAATCAAGAAATGCATGATCTCATGGTTAATTACTTGACCATATCCACCGGTCTCATTCGGGATAAATTTTTCATACGCGAACGTCTGAATTTCACGCCGAACAACACCAAGCGCTGCCCAACTTACATCTTCTTGCGGGATATTTGTTGACTCTGGCTGCCAACGAGGCCTAACATTTTTGCCTAGCATACCAGTGATTCCTACAACCCAAGATTGCACAAAGTCGACAAGGGCTTCACCTTCCAATGGAGCTGGTGAGCTCGATGGTGTTAGGTAACCGCCAGTTGCCGAAGTGTTGCTCATCTTGTACCCGCTCCTTGCTGGTATTTTACTGTGAAAGTACCATCTGAATTTTTAACATGTGATACCACAAACCAGCCCTTGGTCTTCATGGCTGCCACTGCTTTTTCCATTTGATACAAGGATGTGTAAGATTCTTCTTTTGTGGAGTCTTTAGCTGAGCGGGCTTTCTTTAAGAGCTCTTGAAGATGTTTAGAGACCTCTGACAGTGACATCCTCTTGACTACTGCGATGAGCATCTGTTTTTCAGAAGAGGAAAGATCTTTCCTGGCCTCGAGCAAGCGAATCGCTGAAGCAATCTGACCGGCGTGGAATACACTGCCTTCCATTGAATCTCTATACTTCTTATGGATATGAATGTGAACTGCCATGTTACCACTCCTTGCATGTAAATTGAACTCCCTGATTGCCCAGGATTGATACTTCGCCCTTAGCTACTGGGTAGTATTGTAATGTTGAATGCATGTGACCTGGGTCAATTCTGATTGAACCTAGACCAGACGATGCAGGTCCTAGATCGTTTATCCAGATCGAATGGCTTGGACTGAGGTTCTGGATAAAGAAGCCCTTTCGAAGATCATTCTTTTCTAAGAGGATCTGGGCCGTACCCGTTTTAAGGACAGTGCCTGATTTATCTTCTAATCTCATATTCTTACCTTAGCTGGGTTGACGTCAGTCTTATCCATGGATTCACATTCGGCTTGGTAAAAACCCTCGCCAAATTGTGGGTAGTAGTCCACATGACGGACCACATAATTATCACCACGCCATACTATCACGTCAGCTTGATATCCAGTCACCTCTGATTGGAGTTGGAACTTGAGCACCACCGAGATTGTTCTTGTCGTCGCTTGAAAGTCTACGTCGCGCCCAAGATCTGATGGACTACTCATCGTCACAGTTCCGTACACTGGATTGTAGGTTCTGATGACATTTTCACCCCGGCCATTATCTCCCATAACTTCCTGACGTCTTAGCACCTTGAAGGTATCTAAGAACATTGGATCTAGAAGGGCATCTGACATGTCTAAGAGAGCCATTATTTTTTCACCACGTAGATGATTGAATTTCTAAGTTGGCCAGTATTGACCAACGGTGTAATGCCAACAGATGCTTGGGCTTCTGCAGGAGAAGCTCCTTCAGCGATCTGCTTCATGTATTCTTTTTCGCCCTTGCGCATAGACTTTGTCTTGCGCCCATATTTACGGGCTTCAATTGTTGCAGGCTTTAACGGTGGTGGAATACCTTCTGTGATAACACCACGAATTGCGTTTTGAGCAGCTAGGCCAGCTCGGTTTAAGCAGGCATTGACCAAGCCTTCGTTGCCAGTCAGGACTGCTGAAGCAGCTACTTTAAATTCTGCCCGAATGGTTGGCGTGGCGCGTTTAATACCAGGGCGCATAAAAGGCCTTGCAGGCACATTATTTGCAGGAGCCCCGTTGTCATGAATGTAAGCCAAGGTTGCATTATTGATCGGTTCATCTGTTCTCGCAGTCTTTGATCTAGGCACGCCAACAAGCACATCTTTCTGCACTAAAGCATCAAAAGCTGCCAGTAACTTGGGCAGCTTATTTGTGATGAGTTTAGCAGGGTTTTGCATTAGGAGTTATAAATCACCAAGCTGCATACGAACAACAGCACCAAGTCTGTTATATGAGGAAACAGCTTTCTCCATTGCTGCGCGTTCAGCTGGAGTAACAGTTTCTTTTCGAGATTCTTTGTGTTTAACTTCTTTCATCAAGTCTTGAGCTTTTTTCTTTAGCACAAGCGCGTTATCACGTTTTCTGATGAGATCATCAATGATCGCTTTTACCTCATTGATATTTTTCTTATCTGAATTTTTAGGGTACGGCAAAAGTCCAGAGCCCTGCCCAACGTGGGCTCCGTTCCATGTATTAAAGACAGTTTCGAGGATTCTATAACCTTTATATTCCACGACTTGTGTATCTTTTGTTTTGCGGTGGACGTGAATATGAATTGCCATGATTAGCTTCCAAAGTTAGTAAAGCCAGGGGTGGTCAAAGGACCTTGCCAGCCTGGACCATTTAATGGGGGAGTGTAGCCGATGCCGACTTGTAGTGGGCCAGCTCCAAAGATCTTAGCAAGGCGGTAGAACCTGGTGCCATAAATCGTTTGATTCCAGTGACCAGCATCTTTTTCTGTTACTGCGCCAGTATCATACCCGATCGAGACCTTGTCAACGCCCTTGCTGCTAATTGGGCCAGTCTGTTGACCTGGAATGCCGCCGACAGAAGATTCTTTTTGGGCCTTGGCCTCTAGTACGATTTGATGAGCCGTATAAAGAGCAACCCCTAGGTTTGTTGAGTTTGCCCAACGTGACCCATCGACAAACCGGCCTGCAACATCTAACCAAAAATCAATCTGCGCTTTTGGATAGGTTTGTGTGCATTCAAACTCAGGAAATTGCTGCCTAAAGGTTGCCGTGTCAAGGGTTGGAGTTGCCATGATAGTTCCTAGCGTGGATTTGCTTTGATTGCGGCTTCGACAGCTTCTAATGCGGTTCTGGCAGCTCCTGCAGCTTTATCAACTGAGAATCTGTTTGTAAGAACACGCTCGTTGCCAGCAAGTGCTTTTAAATCAGCAGTAATTCTAGCAAGGTCACGCTGCGCACTTGCAAGGGTGCCGATGATGCCAGCATCTTTTGCTTTACCTGAATGAATGTGAATATGAGTGGTCATGATTAGCTCTTTAGAACACGTTGAATTTCAGCCCAGATGCCAGGACCACGAAAGTTTCCACCAATTGAATAGGCTTCTTTTTTCAAGTCTTCTTTAAGTTTACGAGCTTTCTCTACGACTTCTTTGCGGCGACGCTCCTCATCAGGACCAATGGTGCCATCTGGGTTCGCGTCTTTTGCACGGCTACTTAGGTGGATATGGATGTGCTTGGTCATAGGATTTTTTCAGCCCCAATAATAGAGCCCATGTCAAGTTTGTGCAACTCTTTTGAGAGATCTTGTTCAGTCAACTTGTCAACTTTTGGTGCAAGTTCATTTGCGTCACGCAAAACAGCCGAGAGCTTTGCTTTGAGCTGCGCTAAAGAATCAATCTTAGCGATCAAGTTCTCAATACGCCTTGGCAAATTTTTTGCAAGTCTGGCGTTATAGCCTTCTGCATCTTTTGCTTTTTTATCATTAGCACGCTTCGCACGAAGATCATTATGACCTTTAGACCAGTCTAAATGCTCTTGTGTACCCTTCTCGTATGGGTTCTCATCGTACTTTACGCCTTTGGTCGCAGCCATCGAACCTTCGTTGTAGTGCTGCTTTGCGTCTCGTGCTTTCGCAGGACCTAAATGAATGTGAATGTGCTTGGCCATGGTTAAGCCTCCGAGCTTGATTCTTCACCACCACGATGAGCCCAATATTTCTTGTTCTCTTCGTTAATCGTTGCCAAGGTTACGTGCTCAGGCACGCATTCGACAACTGTTGGTTCGTATTCGTCGTTTGCGCGCTGAGTCTCGTAAGCGATTGCTGCCGCCTGCTTAGGATCTTTGCCATGCTTGATCTCTGTCGCAATATTCTCTTTTAATGCTTTTTCTGAACTTCCTTGAATTAACGGCATAATCGCTCTCCTTAATTACTTCTTGTAAATTGTAACGCCATTCGCTTTTGCATACCAATGCTCAGCATGCTCAATTGGCATCTCGCAGATTCCGGCGGCATAATCAACAATGTGATCATGTGTTGTGCGTAGTTTAAATGCTTTTGGCACTGTCACTGTTACGTAAACTGCTTCATCTGCAGGAGCTGCTTGAGGCTGCTCAGCTTCTGTCGCTGGTTCGGCTTGCTCTGTTGCGTTGGTTTGTTCTGGCAGGGCTTCAGCTTGTTCAGCTTGCTCTGTTACTTCTGCCTGATCTAATTCTTGATCTTCAACTTGGGTTGCTTGATCTTTTTTAGCCACGGTAATTCTCCTAAAGAAAAAAGAGACCCCTACTTTTCGTGATAAGTAGAGGTCTCAAGCTGCAAGGTTTAGATACCGTCGAAGTAGCCGATGGTCTCTGGGTAGACAACTTCAACTGCGCCTAAGCGGCAGAAGTAAGTAGTCTTGTGGTAGATCGAGTCGTACTGGATTGGAGTACGTTGCAACAATGTCATTGGGTAACGAACACGTTGCTTCTCTTTTGTGTAAACTACCATACGGTCAACTGTACCGAGTGTGCCGATAGTACCGCCTACACCTGCACCGATCAACCATTTCAATGGGAAGATCTCTAACTTGCCCTTACCAGAAGTAGTCAAGAGGTTGTTCTCTTGGATGTACTTGAGGATGGACACGTTACCAGCATTAGAAACTTTAGCTGTTGAGATGTAACCAAATTGTGCTGGTGGCAACAACAAACGACCTGGGATGACTGCCCATGCAGAGGCTTGCCATACTGATGTCAACGCAGTGTTAACGTCAGCAAGGATCTCGTCAGGAGTCTTCTTAGACCATTGTGTGAAGGTAGAAGCGCCAGCAACTACAGGCTGAACGTTTGTTACCAAGCTGTTGTTAACTAGACCAGTGTCGCCAGTGGAATAGTCACCAATATACACTTGCTCATCAATGTCCATTTGATGCTTGAGCTGTAAACCTTCATACTTCTGTTGGTCTACTGGACGGCCGAGTTTAGCAGCAGATTCAAGTTCCAAGATGGTGTACTTGAGTTCCATTGCCCATGGGCGCAATTGATGTGGTACTTTGGCGATATCAGCAGAGATGCCAGTGATCTGGTCGGTATTCTTACCGATCCATGCCTTGCCGTTACCAACGCCTTGTCCAGCGCCTAAACCAGAGGCTGAAGCGAAGGTAGACAATGTGAAGCTAGAAACTTCATCAGCAATCGTTACGTCTTCACGCAGATCCAAGTCACGACCCCAAGTCACAGAAGCCAAAGGCTCGTGCAAGGTCATGTCTAAGCGCTCTAATTCACCAACCAAGAACGCGCCTGTGCTATCAACTGTACGACCGTCAGCTGTGCGGAATGAACCACCCAAAGGACGACCAACCATGTTGCCCATTTTGTCGATTGTTCGGAAGCCTGAATCGAAAGTCATCATGTCGCGAACCTTGCGACGTGGTAAAAGAATGTTGCTCATTGTTAGCTCCTTATTTTAGTTAGCTGGGGTGATGAAGATTTCAGCAACACCGTTTGCATCC